GGTTTATACTCTACGCAAGACCCAATCAGGGTGTTTTATTTAGTGATTTCAGGACTATATCAGTTGATATGCCTAATTGTAATTCATATAAAATGGCTGAGATTACACCATATGCTATACATCTTTAGTTGTTTAATTCCCTATTTCGGGTTTACAACTTATCCACTACGCTCTCACATAGTAATGTACAATGACGGTTAGTTAGACTAACCACTCCTCATGTTATCAACTACTCACAATTTACTCATACGAAACCTAAGGCGATCAACCCTAGCCTTGACTTTCAACTGTAAACACGCTATCCTTGTGGGACAGAATGCTCTGACTTACCGAAGTAGTCAGATTTAGTCATCTTTCATCAATAACAGGTTAGCACTTGAACTTTGGTTAATTTGTTAGGTTTCTTTTGTGCAAGTAGTGGCTAATCCATAATTACTTCGCTCCCTTTTGAGGAACAAAATATAATACTACTCACGTATACCTTTCCATCGGTATGGTATTAGTTGTGACAATCTTATTCCCTAAGACTGCCAATCGTACTGATTTATACCACTAACTAGATTGGAGTCTAGATCGCAATTAAATCTACAGTTTGTCTTATTGATGTCACCATCTCACTACCTTAACCAAAAGATAGCACACATACTCTCAGGGATTCCCCCATTGATGCCGTGTGATATACTGCTTGCCTGGATTGACCAGAAATCTCATTGAGAATTCTAGGCAACATTAATAGCATAAACGTACTATTAATGTCTTTAGGTATATTGCTATACTTATCGGGCCAGGCCCCTGTGCTTGATAGAGAAAACCCAAAAGAGGGATTTACAACTCTACACAATCCAAGGTGATATTCAAGTCAACACCTTGACGCTCTAAGCTTAATGTCTATTTATACTCGCTCAGACGAGTAACTGCTTTCTTTCTCCTAGTCAAGGATTGTGTTACTGATATTTATACTGTCTTAGCACCTTAACAGTTTTTGCGTCTATTGTGTAATCGCGACATTTTATCGCTATCCCACGCTCTTTGTAACTTATCTGTATATTTACTTAAGTAGATAAATATAATGCATGATAACATTGCAATAGCACTTAGTAATACTAAATACTCTTTATGTTCAGGACTTCCTGTAAATACTACTAGAAAGAATCCTATAAAAGCAAATATTGCTATAAATGCAAACAAATGTGCTACAATCATATAAAATATAACTTTTTTCATAAGTATTAAATTAAAATGTATTCATAAAAGCCTTGATCACAGTCAAACCCACGTAGTTGGTAATCTTTACCATTGTATGTGAATGCTGGACCTCGATAATCGCTAAATCTTAACATGTTGGACAATCTAAATCAGCCCATTTAATATGTAAACTAAAGCATACTTTTAGTATAATAATATGACAAGCCCAGTTAGTAAGTGATCCATCAAGTATAATTCCACCACCAAATGACCCTCTAGTCCAGTCTAATTTAAGTCCTACTCTTATCTTGTTGAAAAGTGTTAAATCTAATAATTCCTTGGTTTTAAACATAATTGTTCTTTTTTAAAGGTTAAATAAAAGTAAACATCAAGGATGAGTGTGCTTTTACACACACCCATCGTTAATGTATTGGTATTAATCTATCTGTTCTTCATTATCCTAATTCTTCAGGTTTAGAGCCAGTCGCTACATCGTTCATTTGTTCGTTACGAGTAGTACCACCTGTAACATCTCCTTCGTTACCCATTATCTCTCCAGTATCTAAGTCAATGTTACCTAAATCAGACATATCGTCTTCATCATCTAAATCGTGACCATTAGATTTGAATACAGATGATATAGCTTCATTCTTAAGAACAACTAAAGAACAAGAGTCAACAGTTCTGTCTCCAACCATATAAGCAGGCACCTGTCTAGTAACGATGTCACCAGGTATTGGTTTACCTATAAAGTTCTTGATTAAAGAAGGGTTACCACTTTTCCATACAGGATTGTCTGCTGAATCAGTAGTTTGTGCAATCACTCTAGTTCTTTCAACTCCAAATGGATTTGAAGGGTCTCTAAATGTTGCAATGTAATACTTACGACCGTCACTGGTCAAGTTTAATTTTCCGTCAATACCATCTTTATCATCTACAACAGTAGCGTCTGGTTTTGAGGATAGTCTCAGTGAAGTTAATAATAGTTTAGCTTCAGCTGAAATTGTTTCGAGATTTCCACTCATAATTTAAATATTTAGTTAATAAAAAGGTTGATGATTTACGTTAATAAGATATAATAGAACACAATGTGAACAGTGACCAACAATGTTGGTGTGTTCAACAGATTATTATTACGAATTTCATGTCCAGTCTTACATCGAAGTGCAGAGTAGGTAACAATTCATTGGTTCAAATCCGTGTACATTGTGCTATATTATATCAATCAGTGTCTCAGGGAAAGAGATACATAATGTCTTAATTATGGTCTTTGAGACCAAGTGTGTCCAATCACTCTCAAATTTATCAAAAGATGAGATTATTGTCCAATAATTAGTAAGAGTGATTGAATTTGGATACAATTGAACAAGAATAAGACGATAAACGGTGGAGTTTCAACGGCAAATACCAACTTTGTCTTTCATAATTGCTCATCCGTATGCAGATAAGTCTAATCATACTAATCGATCGTCAGTTCTATGGTCCTTTGGATGTGTTGTTCCCACAAGTTTATCATCTTTCCTGTTCTGATTGTGCCTAAGTAATACTTAGGTGATCCCGTTTAGTTATAGAGGTAAGGTTTGTGATCAGTACACCCTTACTTATCTGACACTTTAATGTCCAAGTAATAGTCAGAGTGTTTGAATTTGGCTAAATAATAATAATTCCTTTCTCTTTAATTTAAAAGGAAGAGGATGCCTCCCCTTCCTATCTTTTTACCCATGATCTACAATTTTTCCTATAGGTTTACATTGTTTCATAACTTTGATGTCTCCATCTCCATCATTTTGAAGATAAGCAAAGATTTCCATCATAGCTTCTTTCTTTGCCTTTCTTTCATCGTAGCCCATACTATCATGCTTCATAACATCTCGTACTGCATCTAACAAAGTTCTACATAGTCTACTAAGATCTGAACATTTTTGGTCTAGCTTTTTCTCCTTCTCCATCATGTTGTTCATCATAACGAAGAGATCATCAATACGTTTGTGATACATAATTATATGTTTTGATTAATACCAGAGAATAGTGAGGGTGTTTGAATTTGGCTAGATAGTAATTGTGCCTTCATCAAGGCGTGAAAGATACACGCTCAGATAGGTGAGCATGCATCTCCTTCCCTAAGCCTGGTTTGCTAAGTCGTCCAAGTCAGATATATCATCTTTCTTAGTCTTCTTAGTATCCCAGTCTTTGGTATCTAACACAACCTGCGACCCTGCTTTGTCAGCTAAGAAGCCTTCAAAGTCCTCGCGCTCATCACGGAAGATGACTACCTTTCTATGCTTAAGGCGACCAACAATCTCAGGATTGTGATGTCCTGGTACTGCGATACCCTTAATGAAGAGGTTATCATTCTCCGCTGTATGCACACATGTGTCTAGGTTGAGTACCTTCACTCGTTGTGATGGAGTCTTAACTTCTCCATTCTTATCGAGCACAGGTGCTGTCAACCAACCCATGATAGTTACAGGTTGTAATTCAGTTTGACGTACTTTAGTATGTAGTGTTTCCATAATAGTATGTTTAAACTGGTAGCAACTCTCATGCTACGTCACCCTCACGGTGTTAAACTATGTCGTATAGTGAATGACCTAGTGTCAACCATAGTCCACCTTTTAAGTGCAGACACGTATTCCTAACAACACGTGAGAGACTTTGGGCGGGGGTGCTTCCCGACCGAAAGTTAGTCGGGGTGTTTTGTATTTGGTAGATTAAGATCTCGATTACACGTATAATTTTACTAGGGGTATAGCCTAATGTTTTAAAATTTATGCTGAAAATTATATTTTTTAAATATTTTTTTATATTTTTGCAGCAATAATTCACCAACGGAGAAAGACCGTGACACGGGATCAAGAAAATAAATGATATGAAGTCCCGCTACTACGTCTAATGGTATATACAACTCATACTATATACCACCACTGTAATTAACTTTACAGATCAGCTTTCAAAAAGTCAGTGGACTTCTCATCAAATCGATGAGTTTCGGGGAATAAAACACACTTGCGGGAGGGGATATGTGTTTATTCACAACGTTAAAGAACTGAAAATTAAAGAGTTTTACTAGAAGAAACTCAGTTAACAATGCGAAATTCTTTAAATAAAGTTGTGGGGTGGACTTTTTTTGTATATATTTGCACATATAAAAGCGAAATATGAAGCGAATAAAAAAAGAAGTTATAAATAGGAAGGATTTTAATCCCAAATATCTTAAGCTTGTAAATGTAATCTTACCTAATCCCTTAACTACAAAGGAGATTGAAGTATTATCATGCTTTATGGAACTCCAAGGGGATTTAGTGGAGTTAGATCGATTTGGTACTCAAGCTAGATCTGTAGTTAGAGAAAGGTTAGGATTTAAAACGCATTCAAATTTAGATAACTATATAAAGTATTTTAAACAAAAAGGAGTAATAGAGAAGGATCCTAAGACAGGAAAGCTTGCACTTAGTCCTAAAATAGATATAAAAAAAGAGAGAGAGGTGACACTTACATTTGCCTTTAAAATTAAGTAAATGGAACCCACAATAGACATAGTAAGTAAGATTATTAAAGCTAAGGAGACTTTTATAAAACAAAATAGTAATAAGCCGACTACATTAGTAGTGGATCCTTATACAGCTGCAGCTTTAAGAGAACACTTAGGTATGGAGGATATTGATGAACTTACAAATTTTCAAAATATGAAGATAGCTGTAGCCGTAAACAATGAAGGAGAATTCGAAGTTTTATAAAACTATCAGGGAAGAAACGGGTTTATCTGAAATTAAGATAGATATAATAGTTAAGCATCAATTTGCTTTTCTAAAAAGAAAAATGCAGGAAGATGGCCTCCAGGGGGTTTTATTACATGGATTAGGAACTTTTAGAGCTAGACGAGGACGTATTGACTTCTTAATTAAGAAGATAATTTGGAGATTAAGAAAAAAAAGTGGTAATGAGTTGGAATTGAAAGAAAAAATTCGTTATCTTTGGGCCGTAAGAAAAAACACTTATAAATAATGAATATAGATACAAAAGATAAAATAAAAACTTCTGAAGCTTATTGGAAAGTATGTTTAACAGAAGAAAAACTCAGACTAGCAGATCTAGTCGAGGATCAGGCTGACACTCTTGATATAAGAGATCGGGCTGTTTTAGATTATGGACCTTCTATAATTAAGGTCAGTAATAAGATAGATGAAATCAATAACGTATTAACACAATTAAAAACATTAAAAAATGGCAAATGAAAAACAAATGGTGGATGTACCACCAATGCAAGGAATGCCCGAAGGTATGGGACAACCACAAATGCTTTCTCCAGAGCAAATGATGGAGCAGCAAGAAGCGATAGCTTTTCAAAAGATGGCTTCAAAAACTGAGTTAAAAATTAGACGAGCTAATATTATCATGAACGGCTTAGCTGTAGGGGGTGATGTAGTAGAGCCTTTATTTGATAAAGAAACTCGTAAAGAATTACAGTCTAAGTTAGCAGAAATTTTAAAAAGTATATAATGGAATATAAGAAAGGTATAAGAGACTGTATAATTGAAGAGGATAGAGTTCAAATGACGTTTTGTAAAACTTGTAAAACGTGTCCTACAATAAATATTATAAAAGATTCTGATATAGTTGTAATTGGAGGAGATGATGAGGGATATACGAAATTCACTAAAGAACAGTTTCAATTATTTGTAGAAGAATGTAAAGAAGGAGTATTTGACAATCTTTTAAAACCTATAAGAACTAGTTATAAGTAGTGGGAACATTAAAGAACATTAAAGATGGTTGGACTAATTTCATTAGAGCTAACGAAAATTACGATAATCTACCAGAGGATGTAAGAATAATGTCCGAAGAGCGTGCTGAGGTTTGTAAAACGTGTCCAGAGTTAAAAGAATCTGGAACGATATATCAAATTATAGAACGTTTATTACCTAATGGAGGAAAATCTAAGATAAGACAAACGTTTGATCCAGAAGTTAAATCTGATGGACCAGTTGTTAAAGGTTATAAATGTGGCGCTTGTGGTTGTGCGTTTCCCGCTAATGTAATGGCTCCTAATAAAAATTGTCCATTAAATAAATGGCCTAAAAAATAAAAAATGACAAACAAAATTAAAATGATGGGTGATAACATATTAGTATATGTTAAAATACCTTCAACAGAAACAGAATCAGGGATACAAGTCTCTGAAGATGTAGCGAGAGAAATACAAAAGAACCTAACTGGGAAAATTATAGCGATTGGGCCAGATGTGAAGAACTTTTCTAAAAACGATGAGATTTTATTACCTCCAGGAGGTAGTATACCTGTATCTTACGAAGAAGATGTTTATCATGTATTTAAAGAGTTTGCTCTATTTGCTAAAGTAGAAAAGTAAATGACACAGAAATATCATTTTGTAGATGTTACACTTACAGGTAACAAGAATGCTGTTGTAGCACTAGTTTATATGTACTTTGGCCATGTAGAAAACGTGACCGTTAACGAAATAGGAAAGAATATATGTAAAGTTACTATTGCGATCCCAGTATCTCAAGATGAAATAGAAGCAGAATTAAACGATAGATGAAAGATCTCTTTGACCTTAAGAACAGACAGGTAACTTTCTCTCCAGCAGCCTTAATGATTCCAGAATTTAAAGCGCTTTGGGATAGAGATAAGTCTGAAGATAAAGAAACTGCATTAAGAGAGATATCTTATGTATATTTTTTTACAGATTTTAAGTCTCCTTATGTAGCAGCTTTATCTCCTGAAATTTTAGCGAGAACTATAGCGAAGGATTATCTGAAAGACGAATCTTATGAGCCTAATTCTGAAGTTATAGCAGCTATAGACAAATATAGAGAGTTGCAAATAACTCCATCTATGTTATTATTAAAGGCTGCTATAAAAACTGTGCATAACTTAACAGATTATTTAGAGAATGTAGATCTACAAGAACGAGATAAAAACGATAAACCTATATATAAGCCTAACGATATAACTGGAGCCTTATCAAAAATAGGTAATATTGTAGAATCTCTGCAAAAAGTTAAAGAAAATGTAGAAAGAGAGATTATGCATTCAGCACAATTGCGTGGTCAAAGACAAAAAGGTAATAGAGAAGATCCATAAAAATAGAATAACGTATAGCTAATCGTTCTTTTTTTAAATAAATTTTATTACCTTTGTAAACTAAATATTATATATATTTGCAATGAGAAACATTTGGGCAGAGTACTTAACCATAAAAGGAGGGGATTTCCCTGCTTGGTGGGCTAGTCTTTCTTTAGAAGAAAAGAGAAAGTGGCAAATACAAAAGGAAAAGAATGGTAAGAATAAGTAAACATGTTAGCTACAAAGAGGGCATACATAGTAATACTGCGATAAGAAGAGGATTTAAAAATATACCTACTCCTGATCAATTGAGATGTATGCAAGATATTGCCAGATTACTGTTTGAACCTTTAAGAGAATGGGTAGGAGGACCTATAAAAGTTAATAGCTTTTTTAGAGGAGAACCTACAAATACAGCGATTGGAGGATCAAAAACTTCTCAACATATGAAAGGTCAAGCGATGGATATAGATGATACATTTGGACATAAAACAAATGCCGAGATGTTTCACTATATAAAAGATAATTTAGACTTTGATCAAATGGTTTGGGAGTTTGGATCTGAATATCCAGACGGTAATCCTAATTGGATTCACATTAGCTTTGTGACTCATAGAAAAAATAGAAAAAAATTAACACTTGCGGAAACTGTGAAAGGTAAAACTAAATATAAACACATAAACGCATAAATAAAATAATTTAAAATGGCAACTACAACCTCAAAATTAACACTTACAAGTGCAGAATTAACATCAGATAAGTTAAATTTAGCAATAACATCATCATTTAAAAATACTATTGGAGATGACGTTTCAGGCTCAAGTGGAGTACAAAGAGTTAGTATAGCTGCGGGAGCAACTAATACTACATTATTAGCAAATACATTATCATATGTAAATAAATCTACGGGATCAACCTATGGAACTGACCTATATAAAAACTATATATACCTAAAAAATTGTACAGAAACAGCAGAACAGGGGGAGATTATGGTATTCTCTGATGGAGGAGATATAAATCTAGCTAATGCTCATACGAGTGTCGTTTGTGATGATCCAACTGCTTGTGATCACGCTATTGCAGTTTTAGCTAAGGACGATTGGATGGTTATTCCATGTCCAATGTATGCAGGTTTAATAATTACAAATATAGATGCATCTAATGCGGCATTAGTAGAAATTATGATACTTAGCTAATGGTAAAAAAGTTCGGTATAGGTGCAACACATGTTACAACAAGACGTAAAAAGAGACCAGGAATTCATGCGAAAACTAAACGTACCTCACATAAACATTCTGTTAATTATATAAAACCATACCGTGGACAAGGAAGATAACAAATCGTATAGTGAAAAACTTTTGCATGATGAAAAAATCCTTCATGAAGCGATGGTTAATGGTTATATGTTAGTAGCAGGAAAATTAACATATGAGGAATTAATAGATATAGAAAGTGATGATGGAGGAGGTTTATGGTTACCTACAGGTTTTGATGAAACCACCTCTATAGATAATTTAATAGAATATTTTGCAGACTCTGAAAGAGAAAATTATGAAATATGTGCCGAATTGGTAGAGATAAAAAAGAAATTAACTAAGAAGGGACAACTAGATGAGTTAACTAAGATATACAACAATACAAAATGGGTAAACAAAAAGAAATTATAGGGAAAGAATGGAATAAACTAGAACCAGACAAAAAAGATCCAGTAAGACATACAGGTCAGAAATACCTAAAATTTATAAATACACAGGTATTTAGCGAATCCGCGAGACATTACTTAAAACATAAACGTTATACATTAGCTCCAGTAGGGACTTCTGAGTATATAGAATTTTGGGACGAAGAAGAAAGACGTTGTAAATTTGGATATACTGTAGGAGGAGTACGCGTTACAGGAGAGCATTATGCCTACCTTAATTACGGAAGAATTTTAGCGACAGTTACACAAGATAAGCGCCAAAGAAAGATAGATACCTTTCCTAAGTTTTTAGATATGGACTATTATTGGTATCATGAACTCGAACAAGCAGAGAAGAATGGACAAGGTATGATTGTTGTAAAAGCTAGGCGGAAAGGATTCTCTTATAAGAACGCTTTTGGGATGGCGTGGAAATACAATTGGTTCCCTAATTCTATATCTATACTAGCAGCATATGAGAAAACATTCTGGGCCAATACTATGGAAATGGCTAAGAATATGATTAACTTTATTAATGAAAACACAGATTGGGCAAAAGGATTTTTACACGATAGACAAGATGCTATTAAATCTGGATATGTAGAAAAGGATCCTATATCGGGAATTAATATACAGAAAGGATTTAAATCTGAAATATTAGCATTATCATTTAAAGATTCTCCACAAAAATCTGTAGGACGTACTGCTGAACGAATGTTATTTGAGGAAGCTGGAGATTGGCCTGGATTAATGCAAGCATATCAACGTTCATATCCTCTATTTAAAGATGGTAATATTATGATCGGTATTCCTATTATATATGGAACAGGGGGTAATAATAAAAATGGAACTAATGCAGACTTTGAAGCTATGTTTTATAATCCTTCAGCATATGGATTAAGAGCATATGAAAATATATATGATGAATCTGCTGTAGGAGAGGCGGGATGGTTTGTAGATGATGCGTGGTATAGAGAACCTTTTATAGATGAAGATGGAAATGCATTAAGAGAAAAAGCTGTTGAGGATATAGATTTAGAGAGAGAAGAAAAGAAAAAAGCTGATCCAAAAGCATATAATATGATGGTAACTCAGCATCCTCATACACCAAAAGAAGCATTCTTGAGAAATGAAGGAGCAGTTTTTCCAGCCATTGAGTTATATAATGTATTAGCCAAATTAAAACAAGATGAAAGATATAAAAAATTAGGAACAGCAGGAACATTATTTGAAGAAGATGGAGAGGTTAGATTTAGACCTGACTTAAATAAAAAATTATTTCCTATGCATAAGTTTCCGCATAGTCCTAATGATCCACAAGAAGGATGTATTGTTGTATATCAACATCCTCCTGAAGACATGCCCTATGGTCTTTATAAAATCGGACTTGACCCTGTAGCATTTGACAAGTCTGGAAGTAAATCTTTAAATGCAGCTTTTGTATATAAGTCACATCAAAAATTTGATCATGGATATGATGAAATAGTTGCGGAGTATGTTGGCAGACCTGACAATATAGAGATTTATAATAGAAATCTTGAATTATTATCTGAGTATTTTGGAGGAGCTGAGATAATGTTCGAAAATGATAGGGGAGAAGTACTCTCTTATTTTAAACGTAGAGGTAAAATGCATTTACTTGCAGACCAACCTGATAATGTAATATCGAAAGTAATACAAAATTCAACAGTAGCCAGAATAAAAGGATGTCATATGAACGATCGTTTGAAAGATGCAGGAGAAAAATTTATATTAAGATGGCTGTGGACAGAGAGAGGTAAGAATGAAGACGGATCTATGATATATAATATGGATTTAATCCCTTCACCAGGATTAATTGAAGAAATGATTCAATATCATAGACAAGGGAATTTCGATAGAGTTATGGGGTTTATGCAGATAATGTTCTGTGTTGAAGAGTACTATGAACAAAGTGTAGACAAAGAGCCATACGTAAATCCGAATATTAAGTATTTAGTAGATAACATGAGCAATATGTTTAAAAGATAAATACTATATTTGTAAGTTAGAAAAGAAAATACTTTAATACTATGGCATCATATGCATTTCCACAACAGAGACTTTCATACTCTAAAAAGAAAGCAAATGACTTTCAATGGGCTAAAGACGTTATAGATCAAATAGATAAGCATAGAAATATGACCACAGGTGGTCGTAATGATATAGAAAGAAAATCAGTAAACTATGATTTATTTAATGGAATACTAGACCTCAACGACTTTGAATACGTTTGTAAACCTTATGGAGTTGAAGGAGTAGGTGAATTACCTGCAGAATTAAGACATTACGATATTATGTCTCCTAAATTGCGTGTTTTATTTGGAGAAGAAATCAAAAGACCTTTTAATTTTAAGGTTGTAGCTACAAATCCAGAAGCTATAACAGAAAGAGAAAGAGAAAAGGCCAAATTACTTAAAAGCTATATACAACAAGAAGTGCAAGTTAGAGTTCAGCAAGCTATTATGGAATCTGGGTTATCTCCTGAAGGGGGTGTTCCAGAATCTCAAGATCCTGAACAGGCGCAACAAATGCAACAACAGATACAACAAATACAGAAGCAAATGACTCCTTCAGAGATTGAAGAGTATATGCGAAGAGATTACCAAGGGACTATTGAGATTATGGGTAATCAAATGTTAGGGTATCTGAAGAAAAAGGAATCTTTACGTTTAAAATTTAATAAAGGATGGAAACATGCATTAATTGCTGGCCAAGAAATATATTGGGTTGGCGTTATTAATGGTGAACCTGCTGTTAGGGTAGTTAATCCTTTATATTTTGAATGTGATAAAGATCCTGATATAGATAATATCCAAGATGCACAGTGGGCTAAATATACTATGCGAATGACTCCAGGATCTGTTGTAGATAATTTTGGAGAATATCTAACTGAAAAACAAGTAAAAGATTTATTTGACGATACCAGTACAGCTGGTACCGCCCATCCATTGGGCTCCCCTGAATTTAACTACGATGACCAAGACGTATTTTCTTCTTCTTTTCCTTTCGAGTGGGATTCAAATAACACTGACAGTGAAAGCGGCTCTTATATAAGAGTCGTTCACTGTGAGTGGAAATCTTTACAACGTATAGGATTTTTAACATATTTAGATCCTGAAACCATGGAAGAGGCAGAAATGATAGTTGATGGTACATATAAAATAAATAAAGATGCTGGAGATATCAACATAAAATGGGAATGGATTCCTGAAATATGGGAAGGTACCAAAATAGGAGATGATATTTATATTAACATGAGAGCAAAACCTAATCAATTTAAGGATATAGATAATTTATATACAGCTAAGTTAGGATATTGTGGATTAGCTTATAATAATTTAAATTCTCAATCTATCTCTATGATAGATAGAATGAAACCTTATCAATACTTATATAATATTATGATGTATAGATTAGAATTAGATCTAGCATCTGATAAAGGTAAAAAGTTCTTAGCAGATATTACTCAAATACCATCTTCTATGGGGATGGATATGGAAAAGTGGTTATACTATTTTGACGCTTTAGGTATCGCATTTGTTAATCCAAATGAAGAGGGAGCTAGAAATAAACCTAGTAATTTCAATCAATGGCAATCTATTGATCTTACTATGGCACAAACTATACAACAAAAGATATCGTTATTAGAATATCTAGAGGCACAATGTGGTGAAGTATCTGGGGTTACTAAACAAAGAGAAGGTCAAGTAGGTCCCCATGAACTTGTTGGAAATACTCAACAAGCTGTTGTACAATCTTCACATATTACTGAGGAGTGGTTTTACCAACATAATTATTTAAAAGGAGCTGTTTTAGAAGGATTAGTAGATACTGCTAAAGTTGCGTGGGGAGACGGTAAGAAAAAGAAACTTCAATATATACTAGATGATATGACTACTAGGCTTATAACTATAGATCCTCCTGAGCTTTCTAACTCTAGTTTTGGGGTATTTGTTTCTGACTCCGCAAAAGATCAAGAGATGTTTATGACTATGAAACAACTTGCACATGCTGCATTACAAAATCAACAGGCAGAATTATCAGATGTAATTAAGATGTTATCAACTGATTCAAGTAGTGAAATAAAAGTTATATTAGAAAAAGCTGAAGACGAAAGAAGACAAAGAGAGAAAGAAATTCAAGAACAGCAACAACAAGCTCAGCAACAACAAGTACAAGCTCAACAACAAGCTGCTCAGCAAATGGCTGCAGAAAAAG